CTCAAAATTGAACAAGCAAGAAGTGAGGCCGAAAAAGCTAAAGATGGCAAGCCAATTAGCTTTGGCGACTCAACAAAACTTGCAGACAGAGCAACAGGAGTTGACAAACTTGTTGATCTTTATGACGCATTTAAACCAGAATATGCTGGTTATGGAACTAATGCTGCTGGCGAAATTGCAGTTTTTGCGGCTGGCAAGCAAAGTGATGAGGAAAGTGTTGCGCTATATCAATGGTGGCAAAATTATCAAAACAATGTCAACAAGGTCAGAAACGATTTGTTTGGTTCAGCTTTGACTGCGCCAGAGAAGGCTGAGTTTGAGAAAGCAATGGTCACCAAAGGAATGAACTCTGCTCAAGCTAAAAAGAACTTGCAGAGACAAGCAGAGGAAGCCGCTAAAGCCTATGACAAGTTAGAAAAAGTTTTGCGTGTTGGCGGTTTTAGTAAGGCGCAACTAGATGCTTTAAAACCTAAACCCCCTTTGTCTAACTTTGTGGTTGAAGGTCAAAACACCAATCCATCTAACATAACTGGCGGAGTAAGATAAAAATGGAAACCATCAATCGTCAAGCCGCTACCATCAATCGTCAAGCCGCTAAAGCGGCAGGGTATACAGATGCTCAAATTGATGCTTACGAGCGTGAGCAAGGTTTAACTCCATCAAGACAGCCAAGCCAAGTGCAAACAGCACAGAGTCAAAAGCCTTTGACAACAACTGAAGTGTTGACTGGTGCTATTGTGAACTTTCCAAGTTCTTTGTACAACATGGCGACTGATGTATTTAAGACTGTTACAGACCCTTTGCAAACAGCTAGAGACTTGGGAACTTTGTTTGTTGGGGCAACATCTAAAGTTCTTGGCGAGCCTTTCTTTGAGTCTGACTTGGCAAAGCAAATGAGGCTTAAAGGAGAGAAGTCTGCCGAACAAGTTGGTGCTTTTATGGCTAACAGATATGGAAGTGTTGAGGGTGCAAAACAAGCATTAGCGACAGACCCTGCTGGTGTGTTGTCTGACGCATCATTGATTTTTACTGGTGGCGCTGGTATTGTCCCAAAAGCAAGTACAGCATCTAAGGTCTTAACTACAGCCGCTAAAGTCACAGACCCATTGAGAATAGCCGCCGCACCATTAATTTTTACTTCAAAACAAGTAGCCCCAACTTTAGGAATGACTACTGGTGCTGGCTCTATGGCTGTTGAAGAAGCATTCAAGGCTGGCAAAGAAGGAGGCGCTAGAGGTCAGGCATTCACTGGAAACTTGCGTGGTACTGTTGATCAGCTTCAAGTTCTTGAGGATACTAAGTCAAATCTCAAGGCAATGATTCAGGAGCAACAGGCTAATTATCGTTCTGGAATGGTAGACATTAAAAAAGATAAGTCTGTTTTGGATTTTGGCGACATAGATGCTTCATTAGGTAATGCGGCAGATAGGGTTTTCTATAAAGGCAAGGTTCGTAGTGAAGATGCCGCAGGGTATATCGCAAAAGCACAAAAAATCATTAATGATTGGAAAAATAGTGACCCAGCAGAATTCCATACTCCTGAAGGTTTAGATATTCTCAAGCAAAAAATCTATGATGATGTACTTTCAGACATACCAATAACAAAGAAATCATCAAGGGATATTGTTGGAGATATTTACAACTCTATCAAGTCAACTATTCAAAAGCAAGCCCCTACTTATGCAGAAACAATGAAGGCTTATGCTGATACAGCAGAGCAAGTTCGTGAGATTGAAAGATCATTGTCTCAAGGCAAGAGGGCAAGTGCTGATGCTGGATTGCGTAAATTGCAGACTGTACTGCGTGATAACGCAAGCACAAACTATGGTCAACGAGTTAATTTAGTCAATCAACTTGAGGCCACATCACCTAAATATGGTGGCGGTATACAAATCACACCAGCATTGGCTGGTCAGGCTTTAAGCAAGGTGACTCCTAGAGGTATTACAGCAGTTGGAACCGTTCCAGCCGCTGTAGGTGTTGGTTCTTTGTTCTCATCAGCACCTCTTAGTGGAGCCTACTTAGCCGCATCATCTCCTAGATTGGTTGGTGAGGCTTCCTACTTGGCTGGTAAAGGTGCTAGACAGGTTGGGAAAGTTGGAGGCTTGTTCCCTGATATTGATTACCCAACCATGTTCAATTTGCTCTCAAAAGCGCAAGTCCAAGAGTAGGAGACTGAAATTGATCCAATCACTATTTGCCTCATGGCGGCTGGTCTGGTCAAGCAGATTCAGCAAGGTGTTGACCTCTATAAACAAGCTAAAGAGCATTTTGTTGAGGTTAAAAGCACCGTTGACCAAGCTGTGGCCGTTGGTAAAGAGATCGGCGGCTTCTGGACTCAGCTTCTCAAGTTCTTTGGTGCTAAACCAAAGCCTCAAATTGCAAAACCTGTTGCTAAGTCTAAGAAATCTGCTTATGTCTCTGTGGACGAGACTCAAGTCAAAATTGGGATTGTCCAAGATTTAACATCGTTCTTTAAACTTCAGGAGCAGTTAGCGGCGCATATCAGAGAGGAAGAACAAAAAAGTCTCACAGTCTACGACCCTAACCAGAACCACATGGAAGCGGCACTCAAGAGAGTGATGGCGGCTCAAGAAATGGAGCGTTTGACAGTTCAAATAAGAGAGTGTCTCGTATATAACGCACCTAGTGAGATGGGTGCTTTGTACAGTTCTGTATACGAGATGAAGGACAAGATTGAGGAGGAACAGACTCAGGCTAGGTTGAAAGAGGAATCACTTAAGAGGCAAGAGGTATGGCAACGCAAGGAGGAAGAAAGAAGCTTCCAGCTAAAACTAGCGTACCTAGCAGTGACTACCCTATTCCTCCTCTACCTGTGGCTGTGGTTCGCCCTGCTAAGTCGTTGGAGCAAGACATAATGGGATGGGTATTCTGCTGTTTTCTGATAGCGTGCCTACTCCCTTTGGGTGCAATGCTGTACCTCGACATCTTGGAAGCCAAGCATGAGGTTAAACAAGAGGTTGAAAAGGTTCAGAAGTTAAGACGGCAAATTGAACAGGAGAAACGCAAAAATGACAAAACATGACTTTTCTGTAGTGATGCTGACCATTTGTGTTGGTATCCTTTGCGGGTTATTGGCTGGTTGTGAAGACAGATTCCGCTATAAGTGCCAAGACCCTGCAAACTTTGAACTTGCTGAGTGCAAGCCACCAATCTGTACCGCTACAGGTACTTGTCCCGACCAACTTGTTAAACCAGAAAAGGAGTCGAAATAATGGCAACAGTAGGATATAAACAAAACAACCGTTTATCACCAGAGGAGATTGAGGCTCGTGTTTGGGCTTTTGTCATTGTGGTGATTGCATTGATTCTGATTGGTTCGTGCTTTAGCTTCATCTATTCGGTGACATTTGTGACTCAGCCTATGGTTGGCATGGCTCCGATTGACAAGGTTTACACCAAGATGCTTAACGACATCATGTTGCTTTGCACTGGTGTCTTGGGTGGTGTTGCTGGTCGTAAGGCTGTGTCTGCTGTGGCTACTGCTACTGCCAAGGCAGAGGCTGTTGACAATGACAACGATGAGCCACCAAAGCCATGAGTAACATCCTTGGAGGCTTGTTGATTCTGGTCTTGGTCTTTGGTGGTGGCTACTGTACTGGTCAGCACTACGAGGCCAAGGCTCAACAAGAGGAAGTAGATCGTTTAAACACCCAAGCTAGGGCAAAGGAGGCGGCTTTGGTGGCCGCTGTAACCACCACATCAACTGCATTGAGGGTATCAAATGAAAAGGCCAAATTGGTTACAAAACAGCGTGATCTTGCTATTGACAGTGGTAATCTCAAGTTGCGCCTCAAAGCGTCCTGCCCCATACAAGCCCCCACAGATTCCACAACTCCCACAGGAGATAGTGGAGGAGAAGCACGAGCCGACCTTGACCCAGAGGTTGGAAAAACTCTTTTCGCAATAGCCGAGGAGGGTGATCGAGCAATAACCAAGCTGAACGCTTGTATCTCTCTTTATAACCAAGCACTTGAATCACAAAAGGAAATCAAATGAACCTGTCCAAAAACTTCACCTTGAATGAACTTACAAAGTCTGAGACTGCAACACGCTTAGACATTGACAATACGCCAAATGATGAGCAGATTGAATCATTGCGGTTGCTTTGCGAAAACATCCTACAGCCAGTGCGTGACCACTTTGGCAAGCCTGTCAAGATCACATCTGGGTTTAGGTGTCCAGCCGTCAACCAAGCCACTGGAGGCTCGGCAACCTCAGACCATTGCAAAGGCCAAGCTGTTGATTTTGAAATTGATGGACTGCCAAACCCTGATGTGGCTCAGTGGATTATGGATAACCTCGACTACACCCAACTTATCCTAGAGTTCTACACACAAGGACAACCAAATTCGGGCTGGATACACTGTAGCTTTGACCCATCTAATCTTAAAAATCAAGAACTCACAGCCGTTAAGGTTGCGGGGAAGACTCAGTACTTGCAAGGACTAC